TCCTCTATATCATGTTTATCTTCATCCCATTCTGGTTGTTTTCCTCTACCTAATAAGTGTAACATTTGTCTTTACCTCCTGTAACAATATTTAGTGTTAGGAGATCTTGACATAAAAAAAGACCCCCGAAGGGGTCTTTTGAAGAAATATAAGCGTCTTGCTTACATTAGGTTTTGAACTTTAACTCTTCTGTAGTAGCGGTTAGCATTAACAGCAAGTCTACCAAGACCTTGAGTTGTTCCTTCAGCAAATGGGTTAGCAACCATTCCATATCTGGTTTTGAAACCAATTTTTGGTTGGAATGTATCCTGACCAACTGCTCTAACCATTTGTAGAGGTACATATGGGCAGTAGAATAATCCTGCGTCATAAGGTGAAGCACCTTTGTAACCTACAACATAGTACTGATCAGCAGCTAAGTTTGCAGCGAATGGATCGATGTATACTCTATACTTACCTTGTAATACACCAGCAAATGTATTGCCTGTGTCATCAACATTAAGGTTAGCATTAAGTGCTGGAGTGTAATCAAGAACTCCTGCCATTGTGAGTGCAGATGCAACATCAGCAGAGCAGAGGATCATGTTACCCTTTCCACGACGAGTTCTTTGTGCGATTGCGTTCGCATCTCTCTCGATTTGGAAGATAAGTCCTTTGAACTTCTCAACTGACCAACGACCGTTGCTGTCAGTATCTAAGTCGAACGCACCGGCAGTTGCTGTGTTTGTCTGTGCTCCAGACTCAGCAACCTTATAGATTGTTCTGATAACTTCTCTGTTGATTTCAGCAAGTATCTCTGTTGAAAGGATATTTGCTAACTCTGCTTCAGCATTCAATCCATGAATTGCCTTCAAGTCTTGAGCAAGTTCTAGACTGTACTCTGCCTTTAGTGCTCTGGATTTCGCTGTAACGGTGACTTTCTCGATTGAGAATGCCATCTCGTTAAAGAGTTTTCCGCTTTCGCCTAATGCTTCAGCGTCTTCGGTATCCATACCACGACCAACTGGGTATGTTGTGGATGCCTGTGAACCTTCTGGGTTTAGTGCAGCAGGGTTAGTAGCAGCAGTGAATGATGTACCACCTGTTGTACCGAAACCAACTGCTCCACCTGTAGAAGCACCTTCATTCTGTGTATAACCGGCAGAAATGTCGTTATTGAATGTAGATGTCTGAGATGAGAACGCAGTATTTGGTTCGTTAAATAATGCCTCAGTTCCACTCTGATTAGTGAATCTGGATCTCATTGCGAAAATAAGTCCTGTTGGGCCGCTCATTGGTTGTACACCAGCAAGGTCATATGCGACCAAGTTTGGCATAGAACGACGGATTAGACTTATAAGTACTGGGTCGAAACCAGCAACTGGGCCACCAGCAGTAGCACCAGCAGAGAAACCAGCAGTTGAACCAGATGAACCGGTTGTTACTGTAGGTTGCTCAGATAAGAATTCACGCTCTTCGCGTTGTGTTTGCTCTTGGTTCTCTAGGAGAACTGCAGTCACCATTCTACGATGATTGTCTTTGATTGGATCAAGACCGTCATAGTCTAGAAGTGGGGCCCACTTTTCTACAAGAGCTTCCTGATTAATAGGGGCTTGCATTTAAAGTTTACCTCGTTTTGTTTGAATTTATGATATAAAAATCATTTTTTGGACACTCGGTTTAGAGTCTGAAGATATTTTTCCATTGTACTGGATATATCCTGATATGTTGGAGTGCTTGTCTCTTCAGATAAATTCTCCGAATTGTCTCTTTGAGCTCCAGCGTTACTTGGGAAATAAGATTCCTTCAAAGTAACAAGTTTCTCACGATAGTCTGCTTCACTTTCAAACTCAACATTTTCTACAAGGGTTGCAAGTTTTTCCTTCTGTGTTGCTGCCAATCCTTCGGTTACTTCACCAAAGACGACATCTGCAGAGGACTCGGCTAATCTCCTGTTTAGAGCAACATTCTTTTCGATTTGCTCATTGAGTTTACCTTCCATTTCATCAAGTTTATCTACCATGCTCTCGATGACATCATATTTGTCTTCAGGTACAGATACATAATGTTCTTCAAAAAGACTCTTCATTCCTGTTAAGAATGAATCAGTCATTTCTGACTTGAGACCGGATTCAACAGCAATTTCATTGTCTGTCATCCATTCGTCTGCCACATACTCAAGGTATGCGTCAACTCTTTCTTCAAGTTCAGATTTAATTGCAGCAACTTCTTCTACAAGTTGCTCTTCGTATTGAGCTTGAACACTCTCTTTAACTTCAGCAAGTTTTGCATTAATTGCTGCTTCAAAGATTGTTCTTGCTTTATTTTGAAACTCTTCAGAAAGTTCTTCGCCTTCAAAGAGTGCTTGTACATCTGCTTCGATGTCAATTTGCTCTTCTTCAACAACTTCTTCTTCTTCAGAAGCTTCCTCAGTTGTTTCTTCTTCAGCAACGACTTCCTGAGTTTCCTCAGTTTCAGTTGTTTCTTCTTCAGAAACTACCTCATCTGTCTTTGCTTCATCTTCGGCAACAACTTCGCCTTCGGAAGACTCCTCTTCTTCCTTCATACCCGCTGGCATTGGATCTGCAGGTTTTGCACCTTTAGAGACAATATCCTTAACCTGTTTTAAGGTTGTTCCGGGTGTTTTCAATTTGTTTGAATCATCATCTGGTTTTGAGTTCTCAGGAGTTGGGCCTCCTAAATCCTCATACGCACCAGATTGACCGGGAGTTGTTAAGGACAATTTTGGCATTGGATCTGCCGATTTAGCCCCTTTGGTTACTACATTTTCCATTTCGTGTTAATTTTGACCAGCGGACATTTAATATTAGATTTAAAATAATCTGTATTTATTTATAATGTTACAGATTTGCTAAGAAATCTTGGAATAAACCAAGTTTATGTTCTTCTAATCTGTTTTGATCAACTAGAGTGTTGATTTTCTTTTTTGTTTGAGAAGCAATTTGCTCACGAAGGATTCCTCCTTCCCAAACCCATTCCTTTCCTTCCATAATTCCTGAGACAAAAGCATCAGGTGCTGATGGATCAGCAACGATATCTGCAGCAGTTGCTAACATAAAATCTTCACCAACTACTTTACATCCAGATGCAGTATCTTCTTTAAGAGATCCGACACCACGAGAAGAAACTCCAAGAGTGACTCCTTCCGAGATAAGATTGGATGCTATCTTACCCATAGGTGTTGAAAGTATTTGTGCTTTACCAACAAAGTTTTTTCCTTCTTGACGAAGTGATGTAATCTTATGAGATACACGATCTAAATTTACAGTTGGGCCATCTGGATGTCCAAGTTCTCCAAGTGCTCTTCCCTTCTTAACAAAACTTTCATTGTATCTTCCAACTTCTCTTGCAAGAGTGCTTACAGGATATAATCTTCCATTACGATTTTTGATATCTCCTTGTAAGAAAACACCTTCAATGTACATCTTTTTATTTGCACCTCTGCCCTCAGTTATAAACTTAACTTTTTGGACTTCTTCTGTAATTAGTTTCATTTGATTAACCGGTAAATCCTACTTTTGCACCTTTCACAGCAGCATTGGCAGCAAATACAGCTTGTTCTGGATTTTTTTCCAAAAACTCTACAGTGCCTCTTAGTAATGTAAAGGATCCTACAGTGCTACCACTAACTGCAGATGCAAGAGTCACTAAGTGATCTGCACCAGTAGCAGTATTAACTAAACGAACAACTGTTGCTCCAGAAAATGTTTTTGCTGCTCCAGCATTTGTTCCAAGTGCTTCTTCTGCTCCCTTTACAAGAGTTCTTTGAGTCATTATTCTTCCTCTTGTGGTTCAGTGTCTACCTCATTTTCATCTTCAGTTTCATCAAACATAGCATTACCAACTGAGGGTCGAAGATCTTCGATCCTTTTAGCAGCTTTTTGATATAGTAGATCCTTTAATTCATCTGAAACTTTTGCAGGCTCAGAATCCTTTGCAATCATATCAATAATGTTTTCCATATTTTAAATAGGTATATATTTTATTTATATCTCGGCCGATTTGGTATCTTTTGATAGTTCTGCATCTGTTACTGCACCTTGAGATTCTAAATCATCTTCAACTGGTGTATCTCCTAAATCAGTGCCTCCAATTGGTTCTCCTGTAAT